AGTTTACTTTAATAGTATTTCCTGACCCTCGTTTATTTTTAATTCTTTGTATTTTAACTTCTTTAAGATATTCAGCTTTGTATCTATCTCTAAAAGTTAATAGTTCATCTATAGACATTCTTGATAATGACCTACCAGCTATAGACATAGATGATTGGTCTATATTGGCACGATTCTCAATAACTGCTTCCAAACTATCTAAAACAATCTTTGCATGACTTCTAACTGAAGCAGATGTAGTTGCATAATTATCCTGAACCTCTACAAAACCTTCTTCTAATTTGACTCTTGCAGAATCAGAAGTTCTGGTTATATAAGAAACCCAATTGTAATTACCTTTTGTGTATGAAGCAGTGTTGTTTGCTTCAATGATATAGGTATCGTTTGATTCAGTTGCAGTTAATGTGAAATTAGAAGCTGTAGCACCATCAACTAAATTGAACTCATAGGATAATGAATAAGATGCTACTGGATAATCATCTGATAAATCTTCTCTTTTCCATGCCCAAAAGTCTCCCAACTGAAGCTCAGTAGGAACTTGGGGTGGATAATTTGTTGAATCAAATTTGTTGCTCAAGCAAAAACCTCATAAATGTTTTAGATATATCTACATCTAACACTAATGTGCAATAGGCTATTGTCAATATCAAAAAGGGAAAAAATAAAAAAGGCTCAATTAAGAGCCTTTTAAAAAATTATAACTTTTTTTAATATCTTTCAACATATTTAGCATACAAACCCTGAGCTTCTAACCAATTTATAACTTTTTTTGCTGAATCGTACTTAGAAAAATTACCATCAAGATTAACATATATAGCACCAATAGTACTTTCTATATAACTATGAGTTGCTGGAAACCCATCATCCTTGGTATTCAAAGAAACAAATTCTTTTTCCCAAAGGCTCTCTGCTTCTTTTTTAATTTGTTGCTCAACTGCATATATCTCTTGAAATGTTTTTAAATTTTTAACCCTGTCTGTATATTTCATGTTTGACTCCTTTTTGTTTAACATAAGCATATTATACACATATAAATATATAAATGTATATAAAATAAGTAAAAAAAGTGCAATTATTTCCAAGAAGTAGCGAAATTACCCCTATTTATGCCTTTTTGGGGTCTATTTTGTGGTTTTTCTCTTGGTTTTGATTCTTGAGTAAGTATCTTGTTCTCAATAGAATCATAGTTAGGATTCAGGATGTAGATAGCAGCAAAGTTATATACTAATGTATCTAATGCTTCATTTCTTGGTCTTACTTGTTTCCAAACTAGCGTTTTTCTTCCTCTAACAAACTTAGTGATTCTTTTCTCTGCTGTAAGTTGCTTAAAGTATTCTTCATCTAAGTCTGAACAAAAATGCAAAGTAGTATTTTCAGCTTCAGTAGATAATCTAGCAAAGATAGCTTCTTTAGCACTATCAGAACCAACACCATAGAGAACAGCTTTATTCTTTCCTACAAATGTAGGTCTATTAGCTATTGGTTTGCCAGCTTGGGATAAACCTTTAATTGCAAATATTCTTCTAGCTTGTCGTGGTTTGGTAAATTGATAAACCATATTGGTATGATGTCCACCTGAGTCAATCGTGCAACATGATATAGGTATCAATCTTTCAGATTCAGTTTTAAATCTTTTCTTTAGATAAGCATCTAGGTCTGACCAAACATTCATAGCATTTGGGTCTCCCCAAAATATCTTGTAATCACAAACCCATGCTTCATAGTTCTTACCCCAACCCACTAACTGTAATTCCAATCTATCTTTTTGTGTATCAACACCAGCAGTTAAAACTAAAACATCTTCAGGTATCGTTGTGTAATCATAATTCAATCTGCGTTCTAGTAATGTTTCATATTCAACCGCTTCGCCTTGTTCTTCCCAAGATTCACCAAGAGCAGTATTAATCCAAGTCTTTAACATCTCAGGATTCTTTTTAGCTTCAAGAAATGATTTAGCCATATCTGCCCAAGTAGACCAAACTGAATATAGCTCTGATATATGAAATCCTGCTGTATCTGATTTAGATTCTGATGCTATCCATTCGCCATGTTTTAACATCCACTGTTTTTTAGACTCATCTATAACTGAACCACAATGTTCGCAAGCATAAGAAGCTGTCTCAGGTTTATCTTCATCCCAAACTACATTCTTCCATTTTAAAACTTGCTTCTCTTCACATTCAGGACAGGGAACATGGTAGTAGCGTTTATCTGATTCTTCAAAAGCAGTTTCTATTCTTGATAGTCCTTTTATTGTAGGAGTAGAACACATATATATCTTTTTATTCCAAAAGGTAGTTGTTCTTTTAGTTGCAAGTGATATTGGGTCTCCCTCAGCTCCTGCTGACTGTTCATATCTATCAACCTCATCTGCTAATACAATTCTTATTGGTCTTGATGCTAATCCTGATGCAGAATTAGAACCAACTATGTTTAGATTACCACCTGCAAACTTCTTGGATAAAACTGTATTACCACTATCTCTGCTTCTTGGGTCTTTTACACAATCTCTTATCTTCTCTGAATCTCTTATCATAGTTGCAAGTCTATCTTTACTAAATGCTTGAGCCATTTGTAGAGTAGGTTGCATGATTAACATTGGAGCTGGGTCTTGGTCTATGTAGTAACCAATGACATTTAGCAGAATCTCAGTAGCACCAACTTGAGCAGACTTCATAAATACTATTCTTTGAATATCAGGGTCATTAAAAGAATCCATTATCTCTCTTTGATATGGTGCTCTATCAGTTCTCCATGCTCCAGCTTCTGCTGAAGATTCAGGAGATAATCTCCTGTAGTTATCTGACCAGTTACTAATCTTCAGATTGGGTGGTGGAGTCCAAACCTGATTGGTCTCCTGTATCACCTTTTCTATATTTTTGAGGTATTCCATCTTGAGCTAACTCGTTTAGTGCTTCATGCACTTGTTCTTTTATTATTAATTCTGCTTCAGCATACTTATCTACTGTAATGACCTGATGTGCGATTCTTGAAGGTAGTCCTAATAGCTTTGCTCTTGCATTAGCTACATAGTCAACCCAAGTATCTTCAACTAATTGTGCTGGTATTAGGTTGCCTTCTAGTTCTTCTACTTCTAGTTCTGCTTTTCTAGCTTGAGCTGCGGTTAGTTTAGTCTTTTCTTCTGCAATATCACCGCTACCACTTCTTTTGTGGTAACCACCTAGTTTTCTAAGATACGAAATGTAAGCAACTCTGCAAACATCTATGTTTAAAGGACTCCTGCCTTGTTTTGAGGGCAGTACACCATCTCTAATCAATTCTGAGACTCTTTTGACTGATAAATCCAAATGGTCTGCAACTTCTCTTTGTGTAGCCATACAGTGCGTTTATTACCCTATTAGATTTGGACTGTCGCTACAAAAAAAGTGTGGTCGCGAATAACCCACGATGAATGTCCTAGAAGAACCTATCATTTGGCGTTCCTTAGTGCTTTAGTGAATTCTTCAGCAAAGTTCTTATCAAACCTAGCCTTGCTATACTTCTCAGCTATCTTGTAGAAGGGAAACATAGCGGTATAAGTTACACTGTTTTTAAATGCTACCATCAGCTTTGCTGACCTATCCTTTTGTCTTTCCCAAACACCATCAATCCCTTTTATGTTTCCAATAAATTGCGTTTGCTTCTTAATCAAACCACTCTTTCTTCCAGCGATGTTACCAAATTTATTTAACTTAGCATTAGGAATATAAGGCACACCAACCTTGGATGATTCGCCCGACCTAACACCACCATGCACTAGATACTGCATGAACTTGTTTGCCCATTCAGTAAAACCTAGAGTACCAGTAAGATTAGTTTTCCTTGCACCTATTCTATAAAATGCCTTAGTTGTTCTAGCCATTGGTCTATCAAGTTTCTTTATCATTTGTTTCTGCATCTCTCTATCTAAACCTTTCATACGATTACCTTTACCAATACCCAAAGTCTTATTGATAGCCATAGCAGTTGCAAATGGTACTTGTTTCTTCTGCACATTAGTTGTCCACTTGGTTACATCTTTTATATTATCTTTAACAGATAGCTTCATCCCTTTCTCCAATGTGATTGTGTTTGGAACTTTAGACCTAATGCTTTAGCTTTCCTTCTGATAGTAGATGGATGCACATCATAAGTCATAGCAATATCATGAGATGATTTGCCTTCCTTAATC